CTAACAGTCCAGCTTTCTGATACTACATCAAGTTTAGAATGTGCTGCTGCAGTAGAAGATACAGCCCTAGTTACGCCTGTAAAAGTAGTAGATGTTTTACCTGTGTAAGTAAATATCTCTGAGTTAATCTGTAGTGTACCACTAGAAGAAAAACCTAATGTAGATGGTACAGTAATAGTACCTGATCCTGTCATGCTTGTATCTGCTGCAATAGCAATAGATAACTCAGCAGAAGCAGAACTAAATATCTTTTCACCTCTGGCTGCTAATACTTTATTGTCAAAGTTAGCAATCATTAGTAGTGATTCAGAGCTAGAGCTAGTGTGAGGTACAACAGCATTTACGTATTTACGAAAGCCACTAATACGTCTGTAGCCACCTGAAATGTCAGGCTCAAAGTTTTCTAGTTGTAGTGCCTCTCCCGGCTGCATAATAAAGTTAGAACGGTTAAGAACTAAACCGCCCTCACAGTTAAATGCAACTGGCTGTGATTGAGAACTATCTGGCATTAATTAACACCTGCCATAAAGGCACTAGAGCCTCTTGGCCTAACTATCATTGTAGACCTTACATAGTCGTACTTGTTAATAAGTAAACTCTGCATGTTTTTAATACCCTGCTCAAACCTAGAAAAGTTTAATTGATATTGTTGCGTTTCACCCCTGTACTGATAAACAAAAGAAGTGGCTCCGTCTATAATTACAGGAGCAAACCTCTCAGGAATAGTGGTTGTATCTCCATGAGCAGATAAATCAGAAGGAAAAGTATAATAATCAAATGTTAAAGTATACTCTTTATCAGGGAAAGGGTATATTAAATAGTTATTATCAGGTGTACGTACAATATTTCTAGGTACACCTCCGTTATCAAACTGTGCCACAAACACACCATCTGCATGTAGGGCAGCAGTAGTACTGTTTGCACCACGTGTACATCCTGTAAGATCATTGCCCGATATAGCTGTATAAGTAATTTGCTCACTACCAATATATATTGTCCCTGAAGCATCAAACCCTGTAGTAGAAGTGAGCGTCAAAGTTTCAACAGAACTAGAGTGAGAGCCATTTAAAGTAGTAGAGTTTATTTCATCTTCTTGATTAGCATGTTCATTTTGTATGTATTCATTATAGTTTAAAATACCAAGATTGCTACCAGCGCAATCAAGTGTAGTACTTTTTTTAATTCTAACTGTGTTGTAGTCTACAGATTTAGTGCTTGTAGGCAAGGTATATCTAACTTTTCCCGGAACTAATGATTCTGTATTAGTAGCGTGATTAAAAGAATATCCAAACTCACGCTGGTTAATGTATCGTATTGCTTCATTAACTGCGTTCTTACATTGTATCTGTACACCCCTAGCACTTGTAAAGTTACTAGAAGTTAGCTCCACTTCGTTCATACGTGTAATAACGCTATTAGTTAAAGAAAGAAAAGTAAGAGCCATTATGTTTCCTTAATAAGCCTTTTATGCCCCAAGAGTTTTTAGTTGCATAAGTTTGATACACTAATGGGGCCAGCATATAGCCAGCCCCAAAGTATTTAGTTTTATTAAATGAGGTCACGTGCTGCAACAGCAGGTTCAGTCATTGCGGCTGAAACATCTGCAACTACTGCATATACCCGAAGACGCCCAGTAGCAGGTGCAGCACCAGCAATAGTAACGTCAATAGTATCAGCAGCGCCAACACATGCCAAAGCAGCAGCAGCAAACGTAGAAGCTGCGCCTGTATTGACAACGTTAGCTTCACCGTTAGTGCCTTTTGCAAGGTATGTACCAGCAGCAGCAGTCAAGTCAGCACCGTCAATAATGTCATCGCCACCAGCGAAGTCAATATCTGCAGTACAAGAAGTCGTGAAAGGTTTCATGATTTCTGCACCAGCAGCAACAATAACTGATTCGGCAGGGATTTCCAAAAGTTGGAAAACATCACCGTTTGCGCCAGAGTAACCAGCAGTAACCATTGCATCAATATCTAAGATTGCTTCAATGGTGCGTACAGAGTTACCAACTACTGTTGGGACAGCAAGAACATTTGCCCCAACACCAGCAGTATCACTGGAAGTCATATCATAAGTAGCCATGTTATATCTCCCTTACGCTGCGTTATATTTGGCAGTAACGATTGCTTCAGGACGAAGAATCTTTCTACCATATAGATGCATACCACGAACAATGTCAGCAAAGCTGTCAGGGTCACGATATGTTTCTGTCTTATTGATCTGCTCCGCAGTTGCTACAGCAGAATCATGTCCAGCAACAATAACACCAAAGTTAGAGTTTTGGTTAGCAGCACCAGATGTTCCTGCCCCAGTACCTACCGCTGGCAGATTAGAAGAGGAATACACACGGAAGCCGTGGAAGTTATTGAGAACAAGACCATTACGCAGTCCACCCGATTCACCGAAGTCTGCATTCATGAAGCGTGAATCTTCATCAGCAAGAATTTCCATAAATACTGGATCAACTACCAACCAACGTCCTTGAGTGTCAACTTGCTGTTGATCAAGTAAACGCTTCATACGTGCTACAACCATTGCTGGTGAAGCTGAAGCTGTTGGAAGTGCGGTAGCACCGGGCAAACGTGCCACTAGAGGAATAGAGTGATCCCCTGCGGAGCTTGTTGTGATGTTACCAAAGTCACCTTTCTTCAGTTGCATAGAAGAAAGCAGTTCGTTAGAACCAGCAGTTGATACTGCTTTAGTACCGTTTACGGTAGTGTTCAGTGCATCAGCTTTGCTGTGCAAAGAAGACTGTTTGTAACCAGACATATAACCAAGAACTTCTTGGTCATGTTGGTCAGCAAGACGGTATGCAGCACGGTTAGAGGCAAGCTCCATAAAGTTGACGTGGCTATGAGCTTCTTCAATGTCATCCATTTTGAAAGCAAAGTAATTAGCTTTGTCAATAACCAGAGAGAAATCTTCGTCTTGCAAATCTTGCGCTGTGACATTTGTGCCACGTGCATATTCGCTTACAGAGATTTCGGGTTCTTTAATGATCTTGACGGTATCGCCTTGACCAGAGATTTCTCCAAAATAATCGGAGTTAGTAATGTCACCACAGACGGTAGACTTGCGGAAGGCAAGTTGTACCTGTTTGCTGTAAATGACTGGGCTAAAATTACCATTAGGTAAATTACCATAACCCGTAGCTGTCGTAAATGCCATTGTATTATTCCTTTGCATTAAGACACAGATACAAACTACAAACGGTATGTAATGAGGCTAACTCTTATGGGTAACATTGTTGTAAAAAGTTGGCCGACCTTTTACACAACGGGCCAAAGACATTAGGTAGTCGTTAAAACTATTTATATTTGTGAAAGTAGATTTAACACAGGTAGTCCAAATAAGTAGGGGGCTGTGTTAAACCTGTTGTATATAGTTATATTCTTTATTTAAGACTTGTCAAGTCTTTTTATCGTGCGCTACCAGAAATATCGTAAATAAATTCACCTTTTCTAATAGCTTCCATGATTTCGTCTTGATGTTTCTCGTATTCTTTAGTAGACATTTTATTAACACGTGACTCAGACATTTTAGTATTGTTAGATGTAGCGTCTGGTTGACTACGTGTATTACGAGTATTCACCGACTTAGCAGCTTCTTTGTTACTGCTAGGTTTCTTTGTCTTGATGTTCATGTCTGCTTTGTACAAATCAATAGCACGTGCTGCAGACCTTGCATCATTATCATTTTCGTATAGTGCCTCTTGTACCCACTTAGGCTGTTCTTCTGCCCACTCATGGAACTCATCACTGTCACGTATTTCACCAAAGTCAGGGTGTGCTTTAAGTAATTCTACTTCAGCTTTCTCACGTGATGCACTTTCCCGTAATGTATCAATTTCTTTAATACGTTCCTGTAAACCTTCTTGTTGCTCACGTGCTTTCTTAATAGCAATAGTCTCAACAATAGCAGCTACATCTGGGTACTCGCTTGCCCATGCATCTATGTCTTCATCTGACTTAGGTAGTTTAATTTCTTGTGCAGCACTTTGTTTAAGCTGTGACTCTAGTGTAGTAATACGAGCCTCTAAGTCTGCTTTTGCTTTTTGTGATCCTCTACGTAAATCAGCATAGCGTTTCTTATAGCTTTTTTCTTCTGCGCCTTCTGGCTCTGCATCTTCTTTGGCTTGTACTTCAGCTTCTTTTTCTGCGCCTTCACGTTCTGCCATTAACTCACGTAGTTCTTTTTCGTCTTCCTCTACACGTTCATGCACTCTACTCTTACGTTGCATCATCATTGACTTGGGCGGTTCTTGTGCCTCTGCTATTTGATTTTCCATTTTAGTTCCTATTTACTGGGGCCACCGTAGCCTGTGTTGTAAGGGGAGTGGGTAGGCCAGTTCTAATTAACAGATTAAGTACGTGCTGCTAATCCACGTTTCTTTTCAACTGTATTGCCAGATATACTATTCATAGCATCTGACAATGCTTTTGTTACTTCAGGGCCAATAACTTTTGAAATTGTAATTAACTCTGGTGTACCATATAAACCTTTTATAATTTCTGTTTCTTCTTCATTTAAATTTAATAGTCTATCTACTACACTTGCTTTATATTCATCTAATTCTTTTGCCACGTTAAGTCCTTTCAATGTCTACAAGGCTACCCCGTAGAGCTTTCCAAATACCAATAGTGTAAGAGGGAATAATAAAAAACAACTTGCCAAGTATTGCCTGTAAAGTTTTTTTATTACTAATTGTAGCATGATAAAATCCGTTTGACAACCACTGAATAATTTTATTATCTACTTTTGGTGCAATAATATTTTTACCAAAAATACAATATCCATTTCTCCATAATATAGTATCTAGTTTACCTTCTGGTTTAGCTTCCATGCACCATTTAATTAATTTTATTTTTTGTGTATGTGACCAATAACCTTTTTCAGATAACGCTGTAGCTACGTAGCAAGAGTACCCACTTTTAGAGCTACTTGATCCTGTATTACCAGATTCATCAGCACCTCTAAGAAAGCCAAAACCTGATTGGTTACTAGATGAAGAACTAGTAGTGCTACTGCTAGAAGAACTGCTGCCACCACCGCCACTACTAGAACTTTTAGCAGCTTTTTTAGCAGCTTCTCTTTCTGCAACTAATTTATTAGCTTTAGGCGTAAATTCTTTTCGTCCAAAATCAAGCTCTTTATTAATATCTGCTTGTATTTGAGCTACTGTACGGCCTGATGAAGTATTTCCTCTACCTGCACTTGCGCTGCTACCAGAGCCGCCACTACTGCTACCACCGCTGCCTGTATATTTACTACCATCTAATTTAGTCTTTTTACCGAAAGTACTTTTAACATATGCAGTGCCTTTTTCATCTTTATAAACTGTCATCGCACCACGTTGTGTACCTGAAAGACCTTCATAGCCCGGCACATCTCTAAGTTTTTGTACTTTGCCATCTGCTTTTTGTACAACACCTGATGAATCACCATCACTACCAGAAATTTTACCTACAGCATAACCGCCTGTAGTACTGCCTGTGTAGCCACGTTTAACTTGATCATTATAATAGCTAGAGTTTTTAATACGCTCTGGTATTAAAGCTGTTGCTGCAGCAATTTCTTTATTACGTGTTTGTATTCTAGTCTGTTGTGCTGCAGCTTCTCTGGCTCTAGCTTGTGCTGCAGTTTCTTTTGGTGCAGCAATAGGAGACAAAGGAGAACCCATGCCTTCTACTTGTACTGTAGGTTCAGTGGGTATATTTAATGCTTTTTGTGTTTGAACTGCAGCAGCTAATCTAGGGTCTACTTGGCCTATTCCATACCCTTCTCCACTAGCTCCTGTATATAAAGATTGTTCGTTAGAAGGAACTACATTACTAACTCCTGTATATAAAGATTGTTCATTAGAAGGAACTACATTTGGATCAATGTAATTATCATTACCAAATTGTTGAGTAGCACGTGGGTCTGCTTGTTGTGTTACTGCAGGAGCTTGTTGTGCAGCTTTAACTCTTTCATTAGTTCTACCAGCATTATATGCAACTTGTTGAGCTTTTTCAACTGGTGTTTGAGTTTGTTGTAAATTATAATCGGCACTTGCTCCTATATTACGGGTGTCTCTAAAAGTACTATCATCTATATAAGACAATTCATCAGGTCCATCTCGTCGGGTTGTAAAAGCAGATTCTGGAACTTCATCAGGTGAAGATGTTTGTGCAGCAGCAGTAGTAGGTATTGCAGTATCAACAAGACTAGCAGTTTGAAAGTCTCCACCAACAAAACTATCACCTCTAGCATTTGCTATACGCCGACCTGCATCTGTTTCTGGTCCTGCGCTAAGTTCTTCAAAATCGTCAGGACTAGTTGCTGCTCCTACAGGTTTACCTGCTTTAATTTTACTTTTACTTACACTTTGGCTTGGATCAATACCACCCGGCATAGTAAGAGATCGTTCTCTTGCTGCATCTGCTCTAATTTGTTCAGCACTTCGTTCTGCTAGTACAGCTTTTTCATATGCAGCCATTCTAGCCCCTGCCATATTTTGATAATCCTCTGCTCTATTATATCTCATACCGCCCATAACATCCATAGTATCTGTAGAGGGCGCTGTATATCTAGCTGCAAGTGGATTTACACCTACTTTTGCAGGTGCAGGAACCATGCCTTGATTTGCTTCAGTACTTAAAACACTACCTAATGGACTTGCTATTTGATCTGGTACAAAATTACCTTTTGGGTAGTTACTAATAGTTTCTTGAACTGTAGGAAATTGATCTGGGCGTAATTGTGGACGAGTTTGATTTGCAGTTGGTGTAACAGATTGTGCAGTAGTAGCTTCAATAGCTGTACTAGTACCACTTACCTCTGTTACTGCAGCTTGTTGTGCAGCTTTTGTAGCTTCCTCTGGACTAATGCCAAATAATTTCCCAACATCGCCAACAAACCCATTAACAAAATTTGTTATATTAGTAAGTAGTCCTTCTTTTTTCTTAGGGTCTGTTTCACCACCATATTCTTTAAAGTTTGCTAATGCTGCAGTTTTAGCTGGGCCATCAACCATTCTATCAATGCGGCTTTTCATATTGTTCATTAAATTATTTTTATGATTTCGCATTGCAATTTGAGTAAGCATTCCAACTCCCGGAAATGGTATCATAAGAGAAATTGCTGTAGCTACTGCATTACCTGCTTTAGCACCAAAACTATTTTGTTGTGCCATATAAGAAAAAAATTCATTATCGTTCATATTCCTATAGTCAGGTGCTGGTTGAGTAGGTGTAGGTTCAGGTCCATCATCACTTGCAGTAGAATTATAACTACGCCTATTAACTGTTTGAATAGCTGCCTGTGTAGTAGTAGGAGCCGTATTAGTAGGTGGTGTATATAAAGTATAGCCTTCTGGTATCTCAGTAGTAGCTACCCCATTTACAAAAGAAATAAGAATACTTTCTCCATCGGCATTACGATATTCTTTCATCATAACTAATGGTGGATTCATATAATCATCATAATTTATACGTGTATAATTAACGCCAGTATTAGGATCGCCCATCATAGGAACATCAGCTACCTCTAAGTCTACAAAACCACCTTCGTTAAACTCCATAGGCTTGCCTTCACCACTAACAACAATAAGATCAGCCATACTAAAGGGTAGGTCATCAGGTATAGTAGCTTCATCACTATTACCCATTTGTCCCATTCGTTCCATTTGTTTAAGGCCCATCTTAGCCTCTTGTCGTAGTGCCATCATTTTATCTAGGCCATGATATCGTACTACATCTGCAGGAAAAATAAACTCACCTTCACTTACATTAGCTGGTATGTCATCACGTACACCTTCTTTAGTGCCACCTATAGGTACAGAATTGCCTGATACTTCATCAATCTCGCCACCTTCGTCTTTTAATCCACCTAGTGCAAATGCTTGCTGAGTCTGGTTATTCATAGATACTACTCCACCTTCTGCGTAATTCTTAGGAGGTACTACACCACCCATGTTAAACCTGAGTGCCTGTGTTTCAGGATCAAAGTCAAAGTCTGTTATGTCTATTTCGGTTGCGGTACTAGTACGTCCTTTAAAGTTGCCTGCTGCTGGATATTCTAACTTACGAGTACCTATTTTTATAGCACCTTTGGTTTCTGTTTTAAGATTATTTAAAACTTTTTTTAATGCATCTTCATATGTTTTTTTAAATAAATTTTCAAAATACTCTTTAGCTAATTTATTATATTTTATATTATATTCGTCTTGAGTAATTTTACCATTTTCAAAATCATTATATATCTCAGCATTCTTTATTGCTGTTGGATTACTGTCATCTGCTTGATCCATTGCATAATCAAAAGTATTAATACGTTGTCTAGCTATTTCTTTATAGTCAGGCACTACAATTTTATTAATGTTATTTCTTTTAGCATAATTAATATTAGCAAGTATTAATTTTTTTACATAATCACTTCTAGTTTCTATAGGGGGATTAATAGGCAAGCCTTTTTGTTGTTGTTCATAGGCTTTTTGTTGTTGCTTTGAGGCTTGAATTTCTGTTTCTATATCGTCAAATAAACCATCAATAGTGTCATCAACATCTAAACTATCTCTTCCATATTTAATACCATCTGCAGTTTCAAGACTATTAAAAATTGCATTTTTAGATACTGCATCTATTTCCGCCCTACCTTTAAAATTAATACCATACTCTGTTTTTAATAATCTAGCTAAGTCTTCTCCTGCTTCAAATCTATTTATATTATTTTTGTGCATATTTATATGGGCTTGCTTTATAGCATTTATTATTTTACTATTAGGTATAGTAAGTCCAACATCTACATCAAATTCTAATTCTTCTAAAGCAATTTCAATGTTTTGATCAACAATATTATCTATAGATTCTACGTCAGGAGAAGTAGGAGCTTTACCTTCTTTATTTGCTTTTTTTAATTTTCCATAACCTGTAGCTACATCACTTTGTAATTCTTCAACTAAAATGTAACGTTCTCTGTCTTTTATTTTTTTTGTAAGGGGGCCACCTGCAGGAGTTTCTATCCTAATAGATGATCTAGTATGCCCTAAATTAGTTTCAGGTTTACCAAAATGGACTTTAGTTCCAGAAGCATCTAAATATTTTGTTGAATCTACTGTTAATACAAAATACTCTTCTTCTTTATCTTTAACATTTTGTCTTTGCATTCCTTTATATTCAATATACGCCATAGGATTATCAGAAGGGTTTATTTTTGAAATAGTATACTCTTCAGAGCCATCGCCTTTAGCTATATCAATAACTTCTTCTCTAGTATATTTACGTTGTGGGTCTAACTTTAAACCAAAGGATGCACGTTCTGAACTTTCTACATTAGGCGCACGTTTATTTAAAAACGCAGATATGGTTTCTCCTTTAGTACCTTGTTTGCCAATAGGCATTTCTTTTAGTGTATTGATTACAGGACTGTAAAACTCACCAAGTTGATTAGGGTCTTTTTCTTCTACTGCAGATAAAAAATCTTTTACTTCTTGACTTGCTGATTTATCAAAATCTGTTTCAACAGGTTTTTTTCTTGCCTTAACCAAAGGATTCATTTGAGACTTAGGTTTAGTCCTACTTGCATCCTTGGCTGCATCAGCAGCTTTTACAGCAGTTTTAAGTGCTTTGCTTAGTAGACCCATTCTGTAATACCTCTTCCCTTAATAAAAGTAATCTGCGTAATGTATGTATTGCACCTTGCGCCCTATAGACTATAATACTTTCGTCTGTTTGTTCTATGGTACGGTGTTGTTGTTTAATTAAATCCTCAACATAATTATTGAATTGGTCCCATTCCTGCTGGTTGACCACCAGCGGCTTGAGGTTGTTGAGTAGGTTGTTGTTCATTTCCTGTAAATCCTTCTTCTCCCGGCGCAGGTACTCCTCCTGTACCTATGGTCGCTCCACCTACGCCAGATGCGTCTACTGGTGATTGCTCACCT